TAATGTAGTTTTACATTTCCAACACTCTTTATTTATCTGAATTATGCTTTTCATCTTTTATCCTTGCTAATTCTAACTCTAATAGTATTATAGCTATTAAGTTTAAAATTAATAATATACACATTGCAATCATTCTTCATCACCTAACCCAAAATCTGTTATTCCTAATGCTTTTTCTAAATGATATACAGGCTTTTTGCCATTTAGTCTTTCTCTTATTATTTCAAGCTTTTTCTGTTCTATTTTTATATATTCTGGAGTTCTTTTTTTATCTTTATACAAATAATTTTCATAGTTTTCTAATACTCTTAGTAACATATTTTTTTCATTAGATAACATTTTAATTTCTACCATATTTTTCCTCATATTCTTCCATTAGTTTTTTTATTTCAATATCTTCTTTAGTTTCAATACCTACATCCCTGCACTCTTGTACTACACCCTCTAATAGTTGTGAAAATTCTTTTGTATTTAATTTACTTGTTCTTTTGTAATAAATATAACAGTCCCATCCGTTATCTTCTTTTATCCATTTCATATAATCGTATATTCCTGATGTATCAGTTCCTTTAGGAAACTTACTACCTATTACTTTATCTCCATCAGTTGCTATTGTTCCATAGTCTAAATTCATTTTTATTTTCATTTCTTCATCAGATAAATTATAATATCTAGCTAGTTTATTTACTAATAAATGAAAGTAAGCATTTGCATTTAAACCTCTTTTTTCTTTATATTCTTCTATTTTATATTTTTTATTAGGGTCTAAAGTCCAACAATAATTTGCTAATTCTTTAGGATAACCTATCATTTTAAACACCTTATTGTTCTGCTTTTACCTTTCTCATATTCTATATATCCTAATTTTTTTAATTTTCTTACCATAACCATAGGAGTAGCTGATGAAGTTGTACCAGCTAACTCGCCTATTTCTCTTATAGTTGGAGAATAACCATGTTTATTTATGTAATTTTTTATAATCTCATAATATTCTTCTAATCTTTTTGTCATACTATCTCCTTAAAATGGTAGAGAATCATTATCTATCTCTATATTTTCTCCAAAGTCTTTGAATACATCATCATTTAAGCTATTTTTAGGTTCTTCTGAGCTTTGTTCTTGCTTTCCTTGTACCAATTCATATTCAGTACACTTTATAAAGAATTTAGTACCTTTTTTACCATCATATTCCCATTTGTAAAAACTAAGCCAAGCATTTTTAATACTTATCAATGTTTTGTTTTCTATTTCTACATCTTTATTAAATTCTATTGGAAAGTAAGCACTTTCATAACTTCCATCTTTTTTCTTTTTTGATATTCCTACATAGTATTTACCATCAAATATAAATACCATACTATTTTTTGTTTCTATATTCATTATTTATCTTCTCCTTCTCCACTTATTAAAAAATAACTAATTATAAATCCTAACATAAATATTATAAAAAAACTTATTATTCCTACTATGATCATTTTTTTCTCCTCTTTTCCAACTTCTTATACCCCTCTAACATTTTCTTTTCTACCTGAAGTTCTTTAATCTCTTTTTTAGTTTGTTTTATAAGCTCTGATTTTAAATATATAAGATAATTTATCTCTTTTTCTCTATTTTTCACTTATTCTCCTTTGCTTTCTGAATCATATTTAAAACAATCTTCTTCTATCCATTTATATCCTAATTTAACCAAACAACCAAAATCATACCAATCAATTAAATTATTTTTTAATCTATCTCCACAACTTACTAATTCATAATAATCATATTCATCATTATATTCAAAACTCGCTATTCCCCATTTATAAGAATTATCTTTCGACCATTGATTAATCATAATATATTTATGATTTGTTTCTTCTAATGCAATATCTAAATTATTTATTCTATGATAATATTTATTCATACTTATTCTCCTTTGCTTTTGTTTAATTTCTTTGGTGTGTTTTTAATTGTTCCATTAAAATTAACTGATATATTTTGAATTGCATTTTTATATGCTTCTATTTCTATATCTTTTTCTTTTATTTCTTTTTGTAACTGTTCTATTTTTTCTCTTAATTCTTCATTTACTTTTTGACTTACATTTATTTGAGTTTGCATATTTTCTATTACTTGATTTTGATTATTCCAATTTTCATTTGTTAAATCATATTTTCTTTTTAATTCTGACATTTCAGTTGTGATATTTTCTTTTTCTTTTATAGCATTATCTCTTTCTTCTTTAAAATGATTTTTATCATTATTTAATTCTTCTATTCTGTTATTTAATGTATCTATTCTTTCTAAATATTGTTTTGATACTGATTTTCCATAACTTTCACTTAATTTTTGATTTTCTTGTTCTAATTTTTGATTTTTTTCTTCAAGTTCTTTTATCCTATTTTCTAATTCTTTTTTACCAAACATCTCTTATTCATCTCCTTTGCTTTTAAGATAATCTATAACTTGATTTTGTGTTCTCATAATTGTTTCAATATACCCTTTTAATTTTTGAATATCATCATCAATACTATCTTCTTTTTTTCTCATTGTAGTAAATGATAAATCATTCCATTTTTCAGGTATTTTATTTTCTTCTAAGATTTCTACTTCAGTATTAAGCATTTCTGTTATATCATAATTAGAACAGCCAAACACATAATCACCTTCGTTATCTTTGTAATCTTTTTCTTCTTCTCTATATTCCCAATAAAAATTTTTGTATTTTACTTTTTTAGGTACTTCTTCCCCATTTGCTATTTTATTTAATAAATCTATTACTTTCATATTACCCTCCTAATCTGCTTTCCATTTTAATTCTTTTACTTGTTTATTTATGGCTTTTTGAATTTCTTCATCACAATTTACCATATTAGTATGATATTCTCTTTTTAATAAATCAAAATCTACATAAGCATACATTCCATAAGGATACTCCATATCATCTTTAAAATGATATGATATCTTACCGACTACTTCTTCTCGTTCCATACCTAACTCTTCAAACATTTCTTTTGCATTCATTACTTATTCACTTCCTTATCTAATAAATTATTAATATAATCTTTTATATGTTTTGGAACACAATTTTTATCAGTATTTGCATATTCTCTAACTTCTTTTATTATGTTTTCTTTTTGTTGTAATTTACACTCTAATTGTTTTGTATAATCATCTAATTCTTCATCTTTTATATAATAATTTTTTTCTCTTTCATCATTTTGCCAAAATGGTTCTTTATTATGCTTATTCAAATATACTTTTCTTTCTTCATCAAATCCTATATAACCTATTTTTCTTAAATATCTTGCTCCTAATTCAACATCATCATTAGCATCATCAAATATAATATCATTAAGTCTATGTTTTAATATTTCATTTTCTTTTTCTAATTCTTCTTCACTCATTACTTTCACTTCCTACCTATAATATTTCATCTAAATCTTCAACAACATAATCATCTATTAAAGTATCACCTACATGATAACCTCTATTTCCATCTTCTAACGACCTGTGCATAATATATTGTGCTTCATCTGTTGTGTATAACCTTTTTCCTTTTTGCCATAACCAATTTCTTATTTTAACATCACTCATATTTTTTATTTCTTCTTCTAAATCATCATATTGCATTTTTTTGCTTGTTATTTTATTATAAGCACTTGCATAACAATTTCCTATTGCAAAATTATAATAAGGTCTTGTTCCATCTTTTTCATAAAATTTATTCTTTTTAACAATAATTCTAAAACTATCATCATCTACAAATTGTTTTATTTCTTCTAATTTTATCGGTTGTGATATCATATAATGTTCTTTACTATTGTTCCATAAACCAAACCACTTACTTCTTTTCACTCTTTATCAGCTCCTTGTAGTATATTTAATAAATCGTCTTTTGCTTTCTTATCAGTTGTTATTTCAAATAATTCCTCATCATCATATTTAAAACAATATAATTTATTATTTAATAAATATTCTATTGCCTTTTCGTTTCTTTGCTTTAAACTAATACTTTCTTCATAATTTGGCATTTCTTCCATTTTCATAGTCCATAGTTTAAATGTTGTATTATGTTCTTCTTCATATTTATTACATAACTCTATTAAAGCTTTTATTTCATTTTTAAGCTCTCTATTCTCTTTTTCTAACTTGTAGGCTTTTGTATTTCTTTGGTCTATCATAATTCACTCACAATCTTATCAGTTTCTTTTTGCAATTCTTCTGATATTTCCTTTATATCTTTATCGTATGTTTCTAAATAGTAAGGGCATACTTTATTACAACTACAATAGTTTAAACACTTACTATCTTCGCCTTTTCTTAATTCTATTTCATATATTCCTGGATATTTAGATTCTAAATTCTTTAAGTGTTCTTCTGCTTCTTCTTTTGTATCATGTATTTTAGTAGCTGTTTTATTTGCTTTTTTCTTTACTGCATATTTATCGCCCTTATTAAATCTTTCTTCCATGCTACACATAGGTAATTTAAAATCGCTTAGTTTCTCTAATATCATTATTTTTTCAAATCTTTTTATAATCCACTCTTCTATTTCTTCAGGTGTTCCTAAATCAAATTCTATCACTTCTACAGGTAGTTTAGGATAATCTTGTTTCAATTCACTATCTTTTTTATTCCAGTCTTTAAGTATAGCTATTATTCTTCCTTTATCTTTCCATATACCTGTTTTTTTATAAAATAAGTATGCTCCCATTTGTAATTGCTTTTTCCAATGATCGTAATTGCTTTTATAAATAACACTCCACACAGAAGTTGTTTTATAATCATCTATATAATCGTATATATGGTCTATTATTCCACTTAAAGTATAACCATTTTCAAAAGTGTGTTCTAAGTGATATTCTACATATTCATTTTCTTTTAGTTCTATTCCTGTTTCTAAAGCATAGTGTGTAACTGTTCCAAATAACATCCATATACACTCTGATACATCTTGTTCTATAATATCGTTATATCTTCTTTTAAGCATTAAAGCTCTATCAGTTTCTAACATAGAAGTTATTGAATATCTTTTATCTTTGTAAGTGTATTCTCTTTCTACTGCTCTTTGTAACATATCAGGAAGTCCTAATTTATTTGTTATCTTCATTTTTTACCTCCTGTGGTTTCATTAAAAATACTCTTTTATTGTGCTGATTTTTTATTGCTAGTGCTATAATTTCTTTTTTATCGTTATATTTTATTTTTTCTACATGAAAACTATCTTTTGTCACATATTTACCTTTGTCATTTTTTTGTATATTGCAATTTTCTTTTGATATGTATATAAATGGAGCTGTATATAAACTTCTACCTATTCCCCAATTTACACAAGCTCTTTTAAAACTATCACTTGCTAAACCTTTTTCTTTTTCAGTGTTAGATTCTGTTCCTGTATCTTCTTTACTTATCCACTCTTTTTTTTCATCATCCCATATTGATACTTTACAATTAGCATTATCTCTTAAGTATTCTTTTTTCCAATTATAAGCTCCTACTGTTTCATCAAGTATATCCATGTCAACTCTTGCGTCTTTGTATAATAGTAAACTTAAGCCATTTTCGTTTATAGTTCCTACCCTACAACTTATTTCGTTTTCTTTTAATGTTCTAAAATTTAAATTTTCCATTTCTTCATCTCTCCTTTACCTAATTATAACACATTTGTTTTATTATATCAACACTTATTTATCTTTTCTTTTATTCTGTATAAATCTTCTGTTTTCTTATCTTTAAATACATAATTACCACACCAGTCACATATTTGTTTATCTACCCATTTAGGCATTATTACACTATGCCCACATTTACATTTTACTTTTAATTTTAAATAATATTCTGCTTGTGTCTTAGCTTGTTTTATTGTTAAATTACCCATTTTTACCTCCACTATATTTTAAATACACTTTTTCGTATGTTACTCTATCTCTGTTATATAAATCTTCTAATTCTTCATAACTTACTTCCCCTATTTTTCTTCTTAAATAATTTATTGATGAGCATTTTTCATAATGATCGTTATATTCTGAGTATTTCATAGTTTTGTGACATAAGTTGCAGTCTACTAAATAATCATCTACACTTTTACCTTTTTCGCTTGGATATTTAAGATATTTAGTTATGTAATGTATCTTTGGTTTTTCTTGACATCTTTCTCCTTTTAAATGTTGGTCTAATTTTAAATATACATCATCTACATCATAAGGCTTTAATCTATCATACCACTCATTTATTACATAATCTTCCATTGGAAAGTCTGAATAATTAGCTTTTATTTTTTTCATAAAATTAATTACTTCTTGTTTAGTCATTGCTTACTCCTAACATTTTTAAATTATTAGTACCTATTTGTAACATCTCTACTTCTCTATCTTTAAGAGCATTATATTCTCCTACAAATTCTTTTTTATTCCATGTCTGTTCTTCTGCTCTACAAATATTTAAGTATCCTATATGTTTAACAATATATGCTGTATAAGGTTTTAAATTTTCCAAAGCCTCTTTTTGTCTATAACTTCCAAATTTTCTTATTGTATTTAAAACTTCGTTCCACTCATCTTCTGCACTTGGTATTTCTGATGTTTTAAGCTTAGCTATTTCATTTTTTACTTTTGCTATGCTTGGCATATATTCTTCTTTTGATATTAAATTTTTAATTGCAGTTCTATATAATTCAAAATCTTCATCCTTAAAAAACTTATACCACACTTCAGCCTGTTCTTGTGTAAATTCTTTGTTATAAGCTACAAGTAAAAATTTTAAGCCTTTTACAAATTCTTCTTTACTCATAATACCTCCTAAAAATCTTTTATATCTATGTTTATATCTCTTGTTGTTTTTACTCTTTGTTTTTGATTTAAGTAACTTTCAAACTTTGTTCCAAATAATGTATCAGGTCTTAAATACTGATTCATTTTTTTATCATTTAGCCACTCATCACATTTTGTATCAATAACAGCTTTAAAATCATTAATAGTAAAGCCCTCTTTAAGTCGAGCATTTATTTCTCGTATAGTCTTTGGTGTAGTAGATTTATAATGTTTATCGGCTTTACCATTTAAATAAAGTATTATCTGCTCGACAATATATTTATTATTCTCTATTGTATTACTAAGATATGTATTACTCTCTTTATCATTTTGATAGTACCCCTCATATCTTTTTGATAGTACCCTATTATCATTTTGATAGTACCTATTTGGATAAGGTGGTCTTTTTATTCTTATAGTCCTTTTTATTATTTCCTTTCCTTTTCTCTCGTATTCTATTTCTATCCATCTTTTTTCTTTTAGGTTTCCTATTGTTCTTGATACATTAGCACTCTTTTGCCCAAATATTGTTTCAAAATGTTTATTACTAGCAAAACATCCTGTTTCTTCATCATCAAGGCTGTCTATTTCCACTATATAAAGTTTTTCCATAGGTGTTAACTCTTTATTTAACCATATTTCTTTTGGTATCCATACTCCTTTAAATTTACGTTCGCAATTCATTTATTTCTCCTCTTTGATAAAATAATCTTCAATTTCTGATTCTGAATTGTAATATTTTACTATACAATAAGCAATAACTTTAGAAGTTGCTTGTTTTCCATTTAATATTCTACTTAACGTATATTTAGATATTCCAATACTTTCAGCAGTCTTTTCTTGATTATCAAATTTTATCTTGTTCTTTATTTTATACATTTCTCTTACCTCCTTAATAATATTATGTCATAAATTGACTACAAGTCAACATTTTATTTTTTGAAAATAGAGTTTACTTCCTCTATTAATTCGTTTTGATATTCTTCTAATTTTAATGTGTATTGCCCATCTAATTTAGCTTTCTTTTTTATTTTTGAATATGTTTTTAATATCCTCATAGCTCTTTTATATAGGTGTGATAGGGTAAGATATACTTCATCTTGATTAGTTCCTACCCAGTATCCACCTTTTTTCCCTGCTTCACTACATATAATTAATTTATATTCATCTCTTATTCTTTTTATATAATCTCTAAACGTTTTATTGCCTGTTATATTAAACTCTTTCATAATTATAGCTGATTTTACTCGTTTTTCGTACCCTAGAGCATTGTTTATTAAATATTCGTATATTTTATTGGTTAATTCGTTTCGTTGCTCTAAAGGGCTTAAAATAGCTTTTCCCATAATACCTCCTAAAACCACACTCTGTTTGCTATTTTTGAGTGTAATTTATTTTTTTGAATATTTATATTGTTTTCTCTACAATATGCTTCACAATTCTTTTTCTTTTCTGATTTAAACACACTTGTACTTCCACATGATCTTTCTCTTTCACTATTCTTCCAAACTACCCATTTACCATTATTTTTTTCTAAAGTATAATAAATCATAAATCCTCCTTAAAATACCTGGTCTTCATATCTTACTCTTATGTAGTTATCTCTTACATTTTCTTTTAAATCTTCAAGTTCTTCTTCTGCTCTTGCTTTATCGCTATCTAATTCACATAATTTGTCTAATAATTCATCTATTGTTACTAAATCTTTTAATCTAAAAATACATCTTATTTGGTCATTTTCTTCTCTTATATCTATTAAAACTTTTTCCATATTATTTCTCCTCTATTATTATTTGTTTACCTTTTGCATATACATTTATTTGTTTATCTTCTAGTCCTGCTTGTTTTACTATTTCTTTTGATATTTTTACACCATAACAATTAAGCTTTTTTTCTCCCTTTGCTGTTCTATAATAGTTTTTTGATAATCTTGCCATTCAATCACCCCCTTATCTATCCATTTGATTTTGATTTACTAAAGTCATTTCGCCATTTTCAATTTTATTAATTCTTGAATTTGCAATATCAATAAATTCATAAATTATTATTCCTATAATTGCGAATATCAAAATAACCTTAACCAAATTTTTTAATTTCATCTTTCTTCATCCTCCTCGTTACAATACCATATTACCATATAGCCATATAATTGTCAATACCCTAAATTAAATTTTTTTTACTTTACAAAAAAAGAGCTGTAAAGCTCTTAATATATTCTCCATGCACACCTCATCACTCGATTTTCAGGATTAAATGTGTCTACGATTTTTCCGTTAACCAGAGCTGTAATATGAGAATCCATTGTCACAGCATATTTACCATAAGGGTGTTCTTTTGCAAATTCTCCAACAGTTTTTGCATAATGGCACTCTCTATTATATCTATCATCTAAATAATCTTCTACAAATTCAACTCTATCAAACATCATAGCTACATCTCCAGCTAAGTCTGTTAGTTCATCATAAACTTCTCTCCAACTTCTATCAGTAAGTACAGACAAGGCTCTCACCACACAATCCGAGATGTTTCTATTCATTGGATTTGCATTATAATACTCATACATTTTACATCATTGATTCTTGTATTGTTTCTCTTAACATTTGCTTTTGTTGAGGTGTTTCTGCTTCTTCAAATAGATATTTCATAAATTCTCCTAGAGATTTTACCATATAATGATATGATTTATCACTTTCTTCTCCAGCACCATAGTTTTCTCTACTTTGTGTATATCTATCATAATCTCCATACATTCTATCTAAATGATCGTAACCACGATATTTTCTATCATATCCTCTTCTTCCATAGTTATCACTATATCTTCCATAAGAGTCATATCCTGGTTGTCTACCTCTTCCGTAGTTTCCATATTCTCCGTACATTTCTTCATCCTCCTTTATACATTTGATTTTATATGCGTCTTTTTGTGTTTCTACAAGTTTATTAAGATGTTCTAAGTTGTTATTTTCTCCTATACCTTGTTCCATTATTTGTTTGATATATTTATCAGTTTCTTCTATTATTTTATTTTCCATCAGAAGTCCTCCTTTCTTTAAGGATATTTAGTATTTCTTCTTGATTTTTTATAATCTTTTCAAAATACTCATTATCTTGCCTTTGTAATTCTTGCATTAAGTCAGTATTGTTATAATCTCTAAACAATATTTCTAAACTTAACCCTTGAAGTAATAAAGCCAAATTATTTAATACATTATTATTCATGTTAAGCAACTCTTCTTGCTACTAAAGAAACTCCTCTAGCTGGTATAGTTACAGGGTTTGCAGAGTTATTTACAATTTGAATAGAAGTTCTACCCTCTACTGGTATAATAACTTCTGTACTACCATTTTCATAAGTTCCTATTGTAGTCCCTGGAGTTTGTATAGTTCCACCTGGTACAACAACATTATCAGCAGTTAAATTCCATATTATTTGTCCTGCTACCGTTGGAGTTGAATTTACACTAGCACTTATTCTATAAACTCCAGTGCCAATAAAATTATTAGTATTTCTACATCCACATTTTGGTGAAAAGTTTACTCCATCAAGAATAATAGCTTCTCCTGGTGCTATTGTTTGTTCGTTGATATTATATACATTAAACATATTTTTCTCCTTTCAATAATTTTGCACAATTTTTATGATTTTTAGTGCATTTTGAGAGAAAATATCTCTTAAAATCACTTATTTTGTGCATTTTTGATACATTTTATACCATTTTTAAAATAAAAGAGAATAAGTCTTGCCTATTCTCTTGGTTAGGACATAAATGCCCTTATCAATTAGCAAGTTCCATAAAGGTTAGTCTTACGACCTCTTACTATTAATAAATTGTATTTCCATAGAATCCATTATTAAATCCATATCCATTGTATAAACCTACATAAGGGCTTGATACTGGGTATGCTGGAATAGGAAATGGTCTAACTTGGTTAACAATGCTTGTTCCAATACCATTAGCAGTTATTGTGTTCTTTAAGTCATTTACTTGGGAACGTAAATCATCAATAGTATTAGTAGTTAATACATCAATTATTTTTTGAGTATTTTCAATTCCTTGTGCTCTTAAACTACAGCAACACTCGTCTAATTTTCCTTGCATTGTTAAAGCATTCATACCAGCTTGGTTTTCAAGTTGTGTAGTTTGTAGTAATATATCTCTTTGAGTGTCTTTCGCATTGATTAAATCGCTATATTTAGAATCTTGTATAGCATTTACTACACCCATATTACCAGTTAAAACATCACTTCTTAAATTGCAGATATTAGTTGCATTATCACTAAATCCATTTGATACTTGAGTAGATAGGTTCATAAATCCGTTGTTTACATCTCTTTGAGTAAATTCTGAACTTACATAATCAGTAGTAGCAACATTATTCCATCCGTTGTTACCAAATCCACCCCATCCACCATTACTGAATATCATAGCAAATAGTAATAATCCTAAAATTCCACTATCTCCAAAACCAAAACCATTGTTTCCATAGTTATAAGGCATTACTGGATAAGCAAAACCATTACCTCCATTTGTTGTAGCTAATTCTACAGTTGGCTGAATTCCTGTGCTTCCATTCATAAATATTTTTCCTCCTCTCGTTAAATTTAAACCTATAACTTTACTTTTTCTTCATACTATGTTATACTTAATATGTCGAATAAGTCATTTTTTATCAATAGGTTTATATGAGTATCGAAGCGACTTATCTCGACAATAAATAACTTCGGTATTCATATAAGCCTATTTTTTATGGAGGTTTATATGCAAGAAATATGGGAAAATATAGAAAATTTCGAAAATTATCAAATAAGTAATCTAGGAAATGTTAAAAATAATAAAGGTAAAATTTTAAAAGGTTGGGTAACTAGAGGTTACCATTATGTTAGTTTGTTAAATAATGGTATAAAAAAGAAATACAGAGTACATAGGTTGGTAGCAAAAGCATTTATAGATAATCCTGATGATTTGCCTTGTATTAACCATAAAGATGAAAACAAATTAAACAATTGTGTAGATAATCTTGAATGGTGTACACAAAAGGAAAATTTAGACAAATATTTTGCCCCTAGAAGACCAGTAGGATATAAAACCAAAATCACAAAACCTAAGATATCAAATTATCATAATTGTAAAAAAGTTTTACAATATGACTTGAATAACAATTTCATACAAATGTGGAATAGTACAATGGACATAGAGAGACAACTTCATATTTGTAGCGGCAACATTTCATTGTGTTGTAGAGGTATAAAACCTACTGCAGGCGGTTACATATGGAGATATGCAGATAAATAGCATATCTCCTTTCTATAAATTTATCTATATCAAACACTATTTAGTGTTGATACCATTTTGAACTTGGTTTAATATTTCTTCAGAAAAGCCCATTTGTCTTGCTTGTTGAAAAAATTGTTCACTTTGCTGTGGTGTAAAATTACTTGTTATTTGTTGTATTAATCCCATAGGATTACTTTGGTTTTGCTTTGCTTGTTCGAACATTTGAAACATTTGTGGGTTTCTCATCTTCAATTGGTTTAACATCATCTGCATTGCTTGATTTTGCATTTTCTATCATACCTTTCAATTCTTCATTTTCTTTTTGTAATTGTTTTATAATTTCATCTCTTTCATCTTTAGGAATAACCTCTTGTAAAGTAAATGTTCTTATTTCTCCTTTAGCATTTTTTATAAACAAAGTAGAATAATCATTAGTTATAAATGGTGTATCTACCATAGTTAATTCTTTCTGAACATCATTTACCGAATTTACATATTTTAAACCTATATTTTGAGGTGTAGGTGCTACTTGTATTGTCTGATTTAAAGTAGGTTGTTGAGGTTGTTGAAACCTATTTACATATTGTTCTTTCATTTTGTCTAATCGTTCTTTTTCTTTTTCTATCATATTAAGATAGTTTTGGTCTATATTAGGCTGATTTATTCCATTAGGAAAGTTAGGCATATAATTGTTATACATATTATCCTCCTATAAAAAAAGAAAGTGATAATATTCTTAATACTTTTCAAAATGTGTTTTAAACAAATCTAATAAGTGATATTATCTCCTTTCATGTCTAAATTATGGCATAAAAAAAGAACTTAAAATATTTAAGTTCTTGTCTAATTATTGTCATCTGCATATTTCCATATATAACCACCTGCTGTTTTTCTTTTTCCTCTACAAACAGCAGATATACTTGAATTATCTATATTTAAAACTTTTTTTGCATCTAATATGTATTCATAGCTATTGATATAATTACCATTTAAATCATATTGTTTTACTTTTCTTTTAAATCTCGGCTTTTCTAAGCCATTTTTATAAGCATGTATTTGATTTTCACTATTAGTACACCACTCTAAATTACAAACTCTATTATCAGTTTTTATTCCATTAATATGATTTATTTGTGGTTTATTTTCAGAATTAGGTATAAATGCTTCTGCTACTAATCTGTGAATTTTTTCACTTTTTGTTCTACCATTTTTATGTAGAGTATAATTAAGATAATTTTTTTTGTCATGAATTAATTTTATAATAATAATTTTTTCTTTTTTTATTAAGCTTTTTAATCTTCCATAATTAGATATTTGATATAAACTTTCATAGCCTTTTATATCCTTCCATATTTCATTTTTTAAATTTGTTAAATCAAACCACCTTTCACTATTTACTTCTACTTGTTCAAACATATAATTCCTCCTTTAAATGCAAAAAGAGTATCATATTTCTATACACTACAAGTTTTTACGTTCAATAAGCCTTGTAATGCACAGAAATATAATACTCTAATTGCTTATTGAACACATTAATTATACCACAAAAAAAGGCAATAATCAAATTACCTTTTTTATTTTTTTCTTAATTTTACTTATTTCTCTACTTATTGTTGATTCACTACAATTTTCTAACATTGCCATTTTAGTTATTGAATATTCTTCAAGCCTATAATTTATTATTCTTTCTTGTATGGAAGTAAAATGTATTTTAGATTTTATATAATCTATTTCATCATTAGTAAATTCTATTTTTAACATTAAATATACCTTTGACAAGTTTTACATCTTCTACGACCATGTTTATCTTTTGTTGTTTGCGATTTACGGTATTTAGTTTTTGTCGTTTTTGTTTGCTTTATTTTTTGTTTCGCCATTACTTATATCTCCATTGCTACCAATAAAATTATTATTACCACTTTCATTTTCTTGTTCTACTTGTTGTGTCGTGGTTTCTTCCACAGCCCCTATGTCATTTAAAGTATAGACTAAATAACCTATCGTTACAAACCACATAGCTAATATTACTAAAATAACAATAAATTGTCTTTTATTAGCTTTTTTACTATCTTGTAAAAGTTCCCAAGCTAAACTTTTTTCTTCCATTTTTCTCTCTCCTTTCAAATTAAATATATAATATATTTAGTTTTTAGTCAAGATATTAATAATTACCATTTTTATATTGTGGTTCATGTGTTATCGGTGTAGCTCCTGTAACTTTAACTAATACTCTACCATAATCTCTTGTTTCTATCTCAGCAAATTCATCTACATAACTATATACTTTATAGCTTAAACCATTGAATTTGGCAGGTTTTAGTGTTTGTGGTAACATTTCTTTTGTATTAATATCAAATATACATCTTTCATCAATCCAGTCAGGTAAATTGATATAATCATTTTGGTGTTGTTCTGCTGGGTATACTGCAACCCACTCATCTTTACTAGCTACCCATTGACTATCAGCTATTTTATACCATTTATAACCATCGCTATCTTTTGTTTCATAGAAGTTATAAAAACCTATTTTAGCATAGCCTAAAACATTACCATTTAAACTTGCTTCTTCTCTTACTCGTAAGTTATCTACTTTTACTTCAATTTGGTTTTTATATTTATCTCTTTCTACGTTTGGTGTTACTTCTTTTGCTCTTTTTAGTCTAAATGCGTGTACATCTGATTCTGGTATAGCTTGTAAATGTGAATTACTATTTAATGGGTAATTTTGTGAAAAATACCAGCAACTTCTACCATCCCAATGGTCAAACATTGCTATATGTCCATATTCCCAAATACAAACATCACCTGGGTGCATATCACGAGTATCTACTTCATCAAAATACTTATCTAACTCTGCTCTTTTAGGTTGATATAACATATTGCTTACTAAACCACATCCACTTAATACAGAACTTGGTAAACCTAAACACTCTGTGAAATAGTATTGCGCTAGATCCCAACATTGCGCCCCGTAGTATTTATCAAAGTCTACCCATTTACCATTATATTTGTTTTTAAATTCCTCGTATGTCATTATTTCTTCATCTCCTTTGTAAATTTTTGCCCTAAAAGGTAAGTACTTATTACTGCTATAACAACAGCTATTGTGTTTGTTATTTTGTCAGCATTGTACCCCCAAATAGGTGCGATTCCAATAATTAAGGCATTGATGATAGCAAGTACATTTAAAACGTACTTTGCTATCTTTTTAACTTTTTCCATAAAATCATCTCCTTTTTATTTTAACCCTAATTTTGCTACTAATAAACCTAATAGAATAGCTATTACAAAGTAGAAAATATAATCTATTAGTTTATCCCATTTTTTACCTTTGTTTTCACTCTGCTCGTCTAACTTGTTGTTTATTGTTCCCACAGACTTTTCAATATTACTAACTCTTAAATCCATCTTCTGCATGATTATATAAGTTTTTTCTAATTCATTGATACGTTTATCATGTTCATCAAGTTTTTCTTCGGTATGTTTGAATTTTTCCTCAATGTATTTTTCATTCATTACCTTATCCTCCTTATATATTCTTTAAAGCTGTAACCTCTAATTTGAAAGGCATATCGTTGTTTACTTGACTTATATTAGTTTGGTCATCATAAGAATACTTAATAGCTTCTAATTGACTTATTAATGTAGTGTCTGTTATTTCTGTTGTTGGTGGTGTATCTAAATTAAAATATACTTCTGCACCTACAAGTTTTTCGTTTGCGTGTTCTTTTGTATCAAAACTACTACCAAAGAAAAACACATAGTTAGCATTTGCATTAAATATATATGTATTATCAGCAATATTAGTTTGCCCATCTATTTTATTAGACACATTACATAAACTTTTCCTATTAGTTGTAGTATCAGGTAAACCTAAATTTGTCTTTGGAATACCTGCCCCATATTGCCCGTAAGTGCTATACCAATATGAACTAATTAAATAAATATCACTATCAGTTATTATGTGTTTACCTATCTGCTTTTCTAAATACCATTTACCATTGTCTTTTACTATGCTATCTTGATAATCACCTATTTTACATAGTTCTATATTTCCTAAATTAACACTATAACTTTGGTTTTGATATGGTTCGTATGAAGTATATGTTCCTTTTTCTAGTTGTTCTTCTTTCATAGTGTTATAAAATTGTGCCATTACATATTTTGCATTAGTTGGTGCAGTTGTCGAATAACTACCTTTAACATTAATCGTTCCCATTTGTGCAATTGGTCTTGAAATATAGTTTTTGTTGCTATCAAAAAATACTACTTTAAAATTATAATCACTTGTTGTTGTTGGAATACCACTTATTGTAAAACTATCTCCACTATTACAAGGAATATAATCAGTCGAATTAAATTGTGTAGTTGTAGTAGTGTTACCGCTTCCATTAGTTGAATAGTGCTTTGCATTATCTTTATCAAATAAATTCTTACCCACTACTTCAATAGTATTATCTCCACTAACTACGTGTATATCTTGTGGGTAATCAGGGTTAGGTGATGCTCCATTTGTATATGGTTCGTAGGTATCATCAGTTATGCTTGATAGCCTAATCATTGGTTTAAATACAACATTATTTAATGTCAATCCAACTTGTCTAATTTCTATATAAAATTCTGTTGGCGTAGTTGGTTCAGAAATTGTAAATACACTACTTCCTGAACCTCTATCAATTTGATAACTACTACCATATTTTGAAATAAGGGAAACATTATTCCCATAACCACTAGGGCATCCATTCAATATATAACTTCCTGCTGGTAATTCTTGCTGGGGAATATTATAATAACTTATGCCAGTAGTTGTTCCATTTGCTGTAACAGTTCCATCTGCATTTTTTGTATAAGTAATTCCATTTGATGTAGATGGTGTTGTCGATAGGAATATATTTAATAAATTCTTCCCAGTAGTACTCTTTTGATAAGTATTACCTTTTAAATTTATTTTCATAGGAGCTTGTATTGTATTTTCTAATGTAAACTCAGTACCCTCTCCTATTACTTTTTCCCAATTATTCCATATTACTTCTACACCATTGTTTAAGAAATATTTATATCTATCTTTTAAACTTGAATTTATATTTACAATGTTTTTGTTTAAGTCTGTTAAATCTGTTCCACCAACTTCTAAAGTGTTGTATATATCTCCTATATGTGTTTCTATTTCTTGTATTCTACTAGCCACTGACATTATACACCACTCCCAACATCTAAAGTTGTTAATATAGTTTCTATATCTCCTACTAAGTCATCAACATAAGTTTTATTTACAAGTTCTTTTCCTGCTATTACATTCTCTAATGTTCCTTTTGAAATAAAAGCATAATTTCCAGCACTTGTATATTCTTGATATGTTAAAGGTGTTGCAACTAATATTCCATTAGATAATAATATTTTATAACTTGGGTTTACTTTAATTACTCCACCTTTGCTATCAGTTGCATAATCAGTATTCTTTACATAATCTGTTAATGCTGTTTGGTCTATTTTGCTATTCCATGTTGCTTTTTCTGTATCACTTACTAATCTATGTGTACTATCATCTGTTAATTGGCTTAATGTTGTTGGTATTGTAGGTTTATTTGTTAAGTCATTATAATTACCACTAAAGTCACTTTTATTGTTCCATGTAGTCTTTTCTGCACTTGTTACAAATTTATTAGAGCTTGATGTATCGTCTACTAAATCACTTGCTAATTTATTTGATGAAGTAATTTCACTTTGTAAACCACTTACTAAATCAGCTACACTAAATCTTATTTCGGTTCCACTTTGCAATACTAATACTACTTCTTTTGTTGTTGAATCATAACTACCACTTACTACAACACTTTCTACAGGTAAATCTATCTCGTTTGATGTATTTATCGTATTTCCATTTTTGTCCTTTAATATGGCTTTTATTTTATAGTTTGTAGTATTTAATTCAAGTACTAATTGTGAGCCTGTTTCAGTTATTAATGAATAATTAGATAAGTTATTATTAATATTTGATATATCAGTTTCATTTTGTCCTACTCTTGTTGTTAAATTGTTTATACTTGTAGTGTTTGCTGATATATTAGATGTATTAGTTCTTATGTCTGTCTGCATAGCACTTATTGTTTCAGTATAGGTATCTACAATTTCTTTAGCACTATCTCCTTGTTCTTTAGAGTAGTCACCTTGTTCTTTTGCATAATCTCCCATTTCTCTAGCATAACTTGTATCTACATCTATACTCGCAATGGCTTCTTCAAGTTCTTCCAAGCCTTCGTTTAATTGTTGTTCAAATTGTTCCATCTCGCTTGGTGTTATTGGTACTGAATTTTCAGATTCTTTCATACTTCCTTCATCTATATACTTTGTTATAGGTGTAGGGTTATATCTTATTGTTTTATCGCCATCTACTTTAAAAGCACTTACTCCTATGTCTACATAACCTATTTCTTGTATAACTTCTGGAGCATAATCACAACGATCATCTTGAATAATTACTTTATATGTATTGTCTCCTTTTGTGAAATAAGCCTCTTTTGTAAAATCATCTGTTATTTCTTCATCAAATTCAAAAGTAAAATCACTTACATAACTTTCTTTTTCGTTTGTTTTTTCATTTTCTATTAATTCCAATTCATGTGGATGTACTTTTATTATCATTTAACCACCTCCTATATATAATAAATTTCTGCATAAGCTGTCTCGTTAACCCAATAGTCATTATAAAAAATAATTTGTAAATTACCATTTGCTAATATTGTAATTTTACTATTAGCAGAATCATTATTAGGTAAAGGGAATATATTGTCTGCTGATGTTACACCAAATAATTTAATATCAGTTATTGTTGATAATGATGTATCAATACCTGTATAATATTGTTTTGCTACTCCATTTCCTCCTAAATTAGCACAGGTAATTCTTCTTACATATTCATCTCTATTATCTACTTTTCTACCTGTTTTTACTGGGTTACCATCTGTTATAAGATTATATTTTTCTTGCGTTATTGATTTTATATAATCTATTAAATCTTGTTGCATTTTGTTTAAATGAAAAGCACTTAAAGAAGTTCCACCATCGTATGTAGCTGGTGTTACATAATGTTTTACACCATCTATTTCTACATAAGCTCTTTCTACTACTTCCCCTGCTTCCCACTCAAAAGGTACTTCATCCATATTTAATCACTCCTTATCTTTGTTTTAATATATTGAATATCATTGTTTTTTATTTTGATACTTCCTAAATAATACTCCCCTGTATCTTCAAATGTTTCTTGGTCTTCACCATAAACTATTTTATATATTTTATATTTATAAATTATATAATTGTCTGTTGACTTTGATGGATACAAGTTTGTAAATGGTTGTTTATCTTCGCTAGGATAAATTTGTGTGTTTGTTTCTTTAGAAATAGGTACTTTAAAGCCTAAATTTTCATCTATTACATTTACATCTTCTCCTATTACATATTCTTTATTCATATAGTTTTTATCTTCTCCTAAACCTACTGAATATAGAAATACAGTTGTTGGTAAATCGTTATCATATCTATTTATATTAGTTAAATGTCTAGGATAATCACAGCCTATTATTTCTAAATCTGTAGAGAAGTTATCAACTCTTGATATAGTTAATTTTTCTCCAGGTTGTATTATTATATCCATATCTGATAAATCAACCCATGTCATTAATCCTGCATTTATTCCAAAACCTACTCCTGTAAGTTTATGATTTATTAAATCTGTACTATCTCCTCTTACATATCCACCATCTAATTCAAAATATGCCCCTTGTGTATATGTTTGAATAAGTTTTATTGTGTTTTTTGTATAGCTTTGATTATAACTACCATAAACTAATAAACCACTAAAATTAAAATTTCCTGTTTCTCTATCCCAATAATTTATAATGTCATCTTTATTAATTGTTTTTTTTGTATCAAGTTGGAAGAAAACCTCTGTAAATCTGCCTTCGTGTGGTGTTTTTTTGCCTTTAAATTGTATATCTATCAAGTGTTGTAAATATCTATTCAATATCATGTTTTTCCTTGTGAATACTCTGTTTCCAAGGCTTATTTGTATATATTCATTATTTACTTTCATGCTTCCTCCTCGTGTTCTTCATAGATGTTATCTTCTTCATATTGTGCAGTTGTTAGTATATAATTTTTGTTTTCTGATTCTTGTTGTTCTGTTTTTCTAAATAAATCTATGTAGTTTTCAAAGTAGTTAGCGTTCCTTACACTTATATTATACTCTATTTCTTCATCAACTTCAATTTTTTCAGTTATATCTGTTATTATATAATCATCATTTATGTAAAAATTAGGCTTGTTAATTCTTATTAAATCTCCAGGAGATAAATTATAGTTTTTATCTAATCCTAAGTTTACTTTATCTATTCTTGTTTTATTTATCTTTAAATAACTTTTTGCTATCTCTAACATTTCATTATATGTATGCCATTGTTCCTTTAAATCTATTGTTTTTTCTACTACACCTGTTGTTGATATAATTCCTCTCATACGTTCTACTTCTTTATTATGTATTATTTTTAACCTAGTCCATGGTAAAGCACTACAAGTATATATAGATACTATATTGTTTATTGTTGTATCACCATTGTACTTCATACCTATTACTAAGTTACTAAAAAATGAGTCTAATATTAATTCAAAATCTTTTTTTGTTTCAGAACTACTATTACCTATTTGTACATTGTCTGGTACTATAAGATTTTCTCCATCTAGGTATATTCTAAATAGCTTTTCATTTTTGTTTGTATCAAGACTTGAAAAAAACAAACCAACATCTGTGTAATATGTAGAGTGATTTTCTCCTGTTAATTCATCACTTGACTTCTTTATGTTTTTAGGGTTCATATCTACAGGATGATTAAAATATACTTCATCACCTGGCTTTATTTTGGTATTAATATCTAATAAAGGATATAAAGTAGGTATTCCTGTTGTTGTATCATTTACTATACTACTTACTGCATACATCCTAAAATTAGTAAAGTTTATAACATTATAATAATCAGTTGCTTCTATACTTGGTTCTATTTTAAATAAACCATCTAAACGATCATTATATATTATTTTAGGGTCTAATTTCATCAAATAACTTATATCATTAATATAAATGTTTTTGTTTTCATCTATATACCAAAATATATTATATTTATTAGATATTTTATTATAGCCATCTTCACAAGTAGTTGTTAAGAAGTTAGTTGTTACTTGATGGTCTGTTATATTTACTTCTTTTAACACAAATCCATCATCTATTAAAGGCTGAGATATTATATTTATTAAGTTTGTAAGTCTATATGTTCCTATTGCATTAAAAGTTCTATGTGTTGCCATAGCCATAGGGCTTAATAATTCAATTTCAAGTTCTCTATCTTCATTTTCTAGTTTCATTGAAGGTAGTTTAAACTTGTTAACATATCCTGTAAATTGTATTTTATCATCATTTTTTATTTGCACTTCTTGATATTTATAAGGCAGACTTTCAATAGAATACCCAGTAAAATCTACCTTAACACTATTGAAAGTTACCTCTCTACTTGATTTTTTAGTTTGATATGTTCCTATTAATTTTAATTCTATATCGTCTTCAGAAGTTTTATATGTTAATTTATACATCATATCCTCCTTGTTTTACTGTTTGCATTACACTTGGTGTTACTAATCTTCCTACTTTTTCGTTATCCATTTCTACATCTGCTTTTAAATCTATGCTTATTGGTGCTTGTAGGAAGGCTTTATTATATACATCTCCAGTTACTGCATTTAAGTTTAGTTTACTATTTTCAACACTTATAGCTTTATCTATTTGGTCATACATATCATCTATTGAGTCTAATACACTATCAGTATTTGCCTCTATTCCTACAGAAATACCACTTGGAATATATTGCCCTATTGCTTCTTCCATAAGTTTTGATGGTGAGTGAATACCAAATATTGACTTAAATTTGCCTATTATTGCGTCTTTAACCCCAAGTACTGCATTTTTTATAGCTGTTCCTATATTTTTAAATCCTTTTAATATACCTTCTATTATATTTTTACCTAATTGTAACCAGTCTGTATTTTTGATAGTATCTCTAAAGCTTCTGAATAATCCTAATATAATTTTTGGTACTGCTAATAACAAATTAGGTATATTTTTTACCAATGCTTCTGCTAGTGATAAAATTAATTTCGGACCGACAGAAGCTAATTTTAACAACATTTCAGGTTTAGTTAATGCTGTTACTATGCTTACTATTATTTCATCTATAGAAGCTATTATATTAGGTATAGCATTTAATATTCCATCAAGTAATCCCATAGCTAAATCTATTCCAGCTATAAGCATATCAGGGACATGACTTATTATCATAGGAATTATTTGTAATAGTGCATTTATTATTTGAGGTAATAATTCAGGTAGTCTTTCAGCTAGTGATTGTACTACAGAAATAGCTAGCGTATATAATGTGTCTAATATCTGAGGTGCCATATTTAAGAAAGACTGTATTAATTGAAATAAAATGCTTATTACTGAATTTATTATAGTTGGTGCATTGTCATTTATTAAATTAAGTAATTCTTCAAGTAATTTTTCTCCTGCCTCTAATATTTCAGGTAAATTATTTTCTACACTATCTGCAAATTTTTTAACTAATTCTGGAGCTTTTTTTTCTGCTGTTTCAATCCATTTATCTATTTCATCTCCAAAGTTCTTTTCTAATGCTCCAAGTCCAGCTATTATTGCTCCACCTAATGTTGCTAGTTTTAATATTTCAAATATAGCTGTTGTAGTTGTTCCAGCTTTTCCTATAATACTAGCCATGCTACCATCTAAAAAGCCAAACTTATCGCCTAATTTTAATACACTATCTCCTAATAAACTTGTTCCACTATTTAAGCTATCAAATAATGGATTAGCAACTTTTAAAGCACTTGCTACACCTAATAATACAGGTGCTAGTTTAATTAAATCAGGTAGTCTTTCTGCTACTTTATCTAGAGCTATTTTAGAATTTTTACCAAAGTTTTCTATTATTTGATTTATTCCACCTAAACCATTTTCTTCTAATAGTTTATTTAGTGAATCTATTATATCAGTAACACCTTTAACTATTTGTGTCTTTGCTACTGTTATTGATGTTCCTATACCAGCTATACCATTTCTTGCTTGTTCACTTAAACTTGGTAATTCTCCTAAGCCTTCATCATTAAGTTGGATAATAGTATCAAAAAACTCATCCATTGTTTCTTTTGTATTATCCCCTTGTCTTAACATTTCTCCTAGTTCATCAGTTGTTAAACCCATAGCTTCAGCTACTTGCTTTAATTGAGCTGGCATTGCCATCTGGATAGTTCGCCACTCCATCATATCAAACTTGCCTTTAGAATATGCTTGTGAAAGTTGTTCTAATGCACTTGCTTGAATTTCTGAAGAAGCTCCTCCAGCTAGTATTGCATTATTTAAAGCCAAGAATATATCAGTTGACTTTTCTATGTCTCCATTTGCACTTGTAAACCTTTGAACTGCTAATGCTCCTTGGTCAAGTGTTGTAGGTAGTCCTGATAATTCTTTACTCATTTTATCTATTGATTTTTGTGATTTACTTGTTTCTATTCCTAAGTTTTTCATTACTTTAGGAAAGTTATTTAATGTATCATATCTTGAAATGGCTCCGTCTAATGATCCTTCTATTACAGAGCCTACTTTTCTAAATGCGTCTGCTAATAAATTACCAAAAGCTATTGTTTTAGCACTTATTCCATCTAACCCCTGTGTTAACCCTTGTGTGTTTAATTCGGTTTTGTACGTTAATGTACCTGCTACTGCCATTATTCTTCCTTTCTACTTTAGCTTTTCATATAATTTATCTAATCTTTCTTGTTCTTTTTCTGATAATGGTAGTTCCCAATATTGTTTTAAGTCTTTCATATCTTTATCATCGCCTTTATAAGACCTATAACTTTGTATCTCATTAAATTTAGTCTTATGTAATGATTTTAATAAAGCCTTAAATTTCCACCAATGAATTTTATCTTTTGTTAAGTCTATTCTATATTTTTCATAGAAAGCTCCATATATGTATTCATCATCATATTTATAATTAAATAATCTGTTTTGTGGTGTTCCCCCACTTCTTCCTTTGTGATAATCTTCTTTACCACATTTATAAAACCATACTAGCTTATTCCATGCTTCCTTAAACAAGTCTTCATCTCTCAATATTAAACCACTTTTACCATAAAAAAAGGGATAGAAATGCTCTAAACACCAACAAATCGTTTCCAGTTTATCTGCACTCCTATCCATGATTTTTTCTTCGATTTTTATTATATGTCTAAAGTCTACATTTATTTTATATTTTTTTCCTTTTAATTTTATAAAATAAGGTAGCTGACTAAACATATTAATATCTCCTTCTTCTCTTATATCTATTAATATTATTATACGTACTATTTAGTTTCTTGCTTACATCTTGAAATGGTTTTGTTATTTTATTAGATATACTTTCTACATAAGCTTCATATATACCTAATAATATTTTTTCTCCCATTTTATCATCTAATTCTATATTATTCTTACTTAATTCCTCTTTAATTTTATCGACTGCTCCATCACCTAAAAATTTATCTATTACATTAAATATTTCACTTTTATCTTCATCTACTTTTCTTATTTCTTCTACATTACGATCGTTTATATCTAATTCAAATTCTATTCCTAATATCTTTATTTTCTCTTTCTTAGTTAAATCTTCTAATTTTATTTCTTTCATTATTTCTCCCTTATATTAATATGTTTATAACTCCTTAATTATGCGTTTTCTGTAAATGTTTTAGTTGCAGTTGCAAAAGTTCCGTATTTGAAGTCTCCAATACCTTTTAGGTTTCCACTAAATGTTATTGTTTCTCCTGGATTAGCTTCTTTGCTTTCAATAACTGCACTTACTTCGATTTTTCTTGCTTGATATGTTCCTGTTGTTTTTGTTTCGTTCCAAAGCTCAACTATATAAAAATCAAACTTAGCGTCTGCTCCTGTTTTTCTTTGTCTGAATACATCATATAAAGCTTCTACTACTGCATTATTTTTAATTAAATCACTTGTAATAGGGAATTGGTTATCATAACCAGTTACTTTATTAGAAACTGCTTTATCTCCTATGTATTGAGTTGATTTTTCAATAGGATTAGAGCTTTCATTTAGTTGAGTAATACCTACGTTCATTAATTGAATATTAGGTGTTTCAGATGTTCCTAAATCAATATAATAAGCTTCATCGTAAGTCATTACTTCTGCTTCATCATTAGCAAATCTTTGAATATCTAATTTTAACATTTTTATTCCTCCTTTTTAAAATGTTGTTATTGTAAAATATAATTGTATAGCATAATTACTTATTGTTCCATCTTCTGCAACTTCATAAGTAATTTGATTAGCACATCTCATACTTGTGCATTGTTTACCTTCTATTGTTGGAAAGTTCCTTATTTCATTTTGTTTATATATATCATCTACTAAATTATCTAACCAGTCAAAATTTTGTATTTTAGTGTTGTTTCCTTCACTATTTTCTTTCAAGTATAACATATATTGGTATTCTTCTTTTCTTCCTCTTAAATACCTTTGTATTAGCTCTACTCCACTACGTTGTAAAGCTAACATCTTTGTATCATCAGGAAGTTCCTCTATATCTATATCATAGTTTTCACTTATTAAAGGTCTTGTTAATAGCCAGTCATTTATTCCTTTTGTTATTCCATCCATTATTTACTCACTTTCCTAGCATACGAGCTTAATTCTCTTTCTATGCTATCTTTTTTATCTGCTACCATACGTTCAAAAGGTCTTGTACCTCTTTTACCTTTTCTTTTCTTTATTCGTTTAGAATAAGCTTGATATTCTGCATAAGGTACCATAATGTGTACATATCCACTACCTGGCACTAATGAGCTTAATATCGACTTCTCTTGTGTACCACTTTTAAATGATACATAAGGTTGTAAATTTTCAGCTACTCTTGTGTCTAGGTATTTTTGTACTAAGCCTCTTTCATTTATTGATAGGTCTTTTAATATAGCATTTATAGGTCTTTTTTTTAGCTGATAACTCATACTGCTCCTATTTTAATATGGTCTAGTTCTTCTCCATAAATATGTCTATCAATAGAAGTTATTTTATATGTGTTACTTTCTCCATAAGCTTCTCTTAATTCAGTTAAACCACTACTATAACTTATTTCATCATTTACACTTTTATTTACTATTAAATCTTCTTTTTCTACTTCATATTCTTTATTATCAGATTCAAATATTCTTATTAATACTTTATCAGTTGAACTAACACCAGTATTATTTCGATTTAATATAGATGTGTCTCTTACACTTGCTATTAAGTTATACCTTTTATATTGCTTTTTAGTTTTATCTCTATGATATAGTGTTATCTCTTGTTTTGGAAAGTCCATTAGATATACCTCGTTAATTCTTGTGGTAAGTAGTCAAATATTTTAGATTTATCTTTATTTGTTTCTTCTAAAGTCTTTATTGTCTTACTTACTCCATCTATTGATATACTTTTTACATTTCCATTTTTTTCTGTATTTAGATAATCTACTAGCATACAAGTTGTATATTTTATTTTGTAACCATTTTCACTCTTTAAATCTTCTTTAGTAAGCTTTCGATTTACATTATTTTGTATTTCAAAACTTGCTTTCTTTATTAAAGAATTAAAGAGGTTTCTTGATAAAGAGCCTTTGTATTCGTTTAAGTAAAACTCATAGTCAGCATATTCTATCATAGCAAACCTCCTTTTCTTATTTAGATTTTTTAGTTTCTTTAATTATTGGTTCTTTAACTTCTTTTTTTACTTTAATTTCTTTAAAACCATCGTTTAAATATCTACTTAACTCTTTTTCAGATACTTTGTATTGTACATTTTCTTTTTGTACTATTACCATTTTATTCCTCTTATTCTACTGCTGTTGTATCTAAGTCTACATAGATACTATCAATGTTTCCATCTTTTCCATTAGGGAATACAAATGTATCATAATGAGCTCTATTTTGATATAAATATCCATCACCTTCAGTATGTTCTCCTGGTGCAAAGAAGTAAATAGAAGCTATTTTTGGTACCATTTTAGTTGTTAATGGTGTACAAGCTAACATATTGATTTTGAAAGCTCCTGTTGCTGGTTCATATCCATCTGAAAAGTCAAATGCTGAATAGAATCTATCATCATCAATTACTTCTACAATTGGAGTTCCGTCTATTGATGTAATTCTTGTTTGAATAGCTTTACCACCTTGTACTATTGTTGTACTTTCCATTGTATGAGTAAGTTCTCCAGAAAGTGCTAGTAAATCCATTAGTTCAGGTGCTAGATATACTATTAATCCTTTGTTTCTATATCTTCTTACTTTTCCTATAAAGGCTGATACTTTACTATAAATATTATCTTTTGTATAATCAGTTCTTGCAGTAGATGTTTTTAAGTTGTTTGTTGTTGCGACAGTTGCTACTTTACTAAAGAAATATGCGTCTTTTTCTGGTACTGCTTGTGTTTCTTCAAATGTATCAGAAACATTTTCAACAGTTGCAGTTCTATTAGATTCATCTACTTCTCTCTTATCCATGAAGAACTCAACATCTCTATCTTGTGTAACTGTAAATACTTTATCAGCTTCTACGATAGGTTGTCTATTCCATCCTCCATTTAAACTATGAGCTTTATATCCTCCTGTTTGTAATGTTGTAAAATGAAAGTTCTTTGCGTCTAACCACTCTACATTAGTTGTAATAAATGGTGCTACATAAGAACCTTCAATATAAGTATCAATTAATTTTCTTTCATATTTTGAAGCATAATTTATTGTGTTTGGCATTTTTTATCATCCTTTCTTTCTTTAAAATTTTCTAAACATAGGGTTTAGTTTTAATTCTTGCTTTCCAGGTTCTCCACGATCATTATGGTTTACTCCTGTGTCTACTTTTATGCCTTCTTGTTTTTCAACAAAGAAAGCTTTAGGGTCGTATTCTTGATATTCTTTTTTAAAATCATCATACCCCTTTAATGTTCCATCTTCAGTAAATTCTAAATTCTTGTCTAACAATTTTTCATAGTATGAGTTTTGGCTTGATTTACTTGAAAACTTTTCATCTTTGATATAGTCTTTAAGCTTTATTTCGTATTCTCTTTTGTTGTACTTATCATTTAATGCTTTTGTGTCTTCTTCGTATTTCTTTTGCCACTCATCTATCTTTTGTTGCATTTTATCAGGATTTACCTTTGATAATTCTTGTACCTTCTCGTTGGTTTCTTTTAGTTGATTTTCTAGGTCTTTTTTAGTTTCGTTTAAGCTATCAAATTTGGCTTTAGGAATATAGGTACCATCATTTATAATCAATTCCTTTTCTCCATATTTAGTTTTTACCTCTTCAGGTAAGCTTTCAAAAACTTCTTTTCCTACAATATCTTCTAATTTTTCCATTTTTTCCTCCATATTTACCTTTATTTAAAACGTCGGCTCCGTTCTATGTAGAGAATACTACTCGTATCCAATTATATTATACTACAAAACCTACGTTAAGGTCAAATTCTTGTCCTTGTATAGTCAGCTTTTAGTCCAGTTTCTTTGTTAAACTCTCTATACTTTCTTCTATATTCGTTTAATTCTTTTTGTAACTCTTTCTTTATCAAATCACTTACTTCTGATTTACCTTGTATACTTTCAATAGCTCTTTTTTTGTTTCTAATGTTTCTTTCATAGTATCTTTGCTGTTGTTCTGCCTCATATAAAGGCATTATTTTGCCCTTATAAAGTACGCTTTCACTCTGATAGTCTTGTAGTTCCTTATCGGTATAGTTTGGCTCTGATATGCCTAAAATAATACCAAAATAACTATGTCTACAATTATAGTCATCCCATAATTCAGCTATTGGCTCTCCATCTACTTCATCGTACCAATAACCTACTCCATATTTTTCACTATCTTCTCTTGTTAAAGCATATTGCTTTCCTTGTGCTACTGCATGGGTTGGTCTTGCTCCGCTATGAGCTGATACTTCATACCCATTACATCCAAGTTCTTTAAATATACTTTTATTTATCTCGTTTGTAGTGTTTTGAATACCACCTAATACATTTCTTCTTACTGCTACATCTAATTGTACTTTTCTACCAGCTTTATCTTCTAGCTTTATTCCTGTTTCTGCTAGTTCTTTATATGTGTTGTAAATAGCTTTATTATAATCTATTCCTCCACTTATTACTTGCATATATGCTTTATCTACTGCTTCTATATACAAACTTTCGCTTTGAAAAGCTATTGACTTTACCAAGTTTTTTAATGTTCCTCTTGTTGCTTTTAACCCTTGATTTAATATTCTTAATTGATTTTTAGTAAGTTTATAAGCTTTGCCTCTATACTTAAATTCTTGCTTATAATGTTTTAAATCTTCATGTGCATATTCTTCGTATATTCTTTTTAGTTCTTTATTTGTATCTTTAGTGATTCCACTTGCACTATCTAAAGATTTATAAAACACTTCTTTAGAGCCTATTTCTTCTAAAGATTTTATTTGTGCTTTAGTAAATGATGTTATATTTCCTGTTTTTTCTATTTTGTTTATTATGTCAGATATAATAGTTATTTGTAAGTTATCATATATTTCTACTAACTTATCAAAATTTATTGTATCTACTAAGTTTTTCATTATTCCTCACTTACTTCTTTTATTGAGTTTTCTTCTTCTATTCTTTCAAGTTCTGCTAGTGCTTCTTCTTCAGTCCAATTATTTATCTTCATTAAGTAAGTTCTTTTTGACATAAGCCCCATATTATATTCTTGTCTATATTGTTCTCTTATCTCTTCATCACTAACTAATATTCCATCTCTATTAGCTATTTCTACAATACAATTTTCATCGACTTTTTCATTAAATACTAATCTTCCTAATAATAATGCTCCTTTTATAATATCACTTATAAATTCATCTAAGTTATTACGATACTTTTTAGCATTTTTCATTAAGTCTTGTCTATCTCCTGCATATTGTGTCGCAGTTACTACACTTCCACCACTAAATTCATAATATTTAGTTCCTAGCATAGCTTTAAAGCTTAATATGTCTAATGAGAACTGAATACCATCTTTATTTTCAGTTGTTCTTAAACTTGGATTTATTTCTTGTACTAATTCTTTATCAGTTAGTCCATCTCCTATTTCCATCCATTGTTGTTTACTTATGTCATCAGGATATACAGGTATTTCCTTAACTTCTTTTGTTCCATCTTCCTTAGTTACAGTTACATTTTTATATTTAACAAGTTTTTTATTATAAATTAATTTCTTACCACCTAAATAAAAGTCCATTACTGAGTTATGATATTTTATATCGCAGTCTTTTAATTGGTCTATTGCATTTGCATAAATTGATAGTCCTAACCCTAAGTTGTTTTCTATTTCATTGTCAATAGGTGGCATTAATAAAGCAAATAAAGGTATATCACTTTGTGTTTCCATTTTCTTAACAATATTATCAAGATTTACTTCTTCTTTTGTTTCTTCATCTATAAATATATTTGTTATTACATATCCGTTGTCTTTTAACTCATGTATTTCTAAACATATTATTGTTTTACCTTTAACTACTTTTTCACTTACAAAAGCTACATCTATTATTTTTTCATGTTCTATTCTTAAAGGTATTATATGATCTGCACTTACTAATATTAAATCATAATCAGTTTTATCAGTCTTTTCTATAATACCATTATTTACTTTTATATTCTTTAATCTAAATATACTACCACAAGTTCCACTCCATGCACTTTTTTCTATTGCTATTGGTAGTTTCTTTCCTAGTCTTGTTTTGTTAACAAACTTTTCTACAAAAGCCTTGTTTTTAGTTTTATTAGTTCCTATTTCATCTTTTTCAGTAAAGATTATACTACTCCAGTCTTCACATAATCTTTTTGCCATACCCAAAGTATACATTTGTCTTTGGTCACCATAAAAATCTCTATATGTATGAAAATCTACTTGATTCATAAGCCAAGATTTCCATATATCTATGTAATTATACATTTGTGTTTCAGGTAATAAATACCCCTTTTCTCTTAAATATTCTAATGCTATTTCCATTTTTATCCTCCTAATATCATTAATTGTTTGTTCCATACTTCTATTCCGTAATTAAATGCGTCAAGTATATCTATGTCAGAAGTTCCATCATCAAGCCAACGATCATCCTCTGCTTCATCATCTTGTGTAGCTTCTTGTAAAGCCTTAACTACTATATCAGTATTTCCCCTCTTAAATTTTAATCTATCTTGCATTAAAAGTACACCTATTAAGTGTATTCTGTCTTTAATTTCTATTTTTATACTTGCTTTTACTGGGATGTGTAAGTTTTCATTTATTAAACATTGTTGTAAAAAGTCTATAAGCTCAGGTTCAGCTCCATCAGCAAATATATAATCTATTCTACCATAATGTTTTAATACCCATTTTACGTGAGCTATAAAGCCATCTTTTAACTGCTTTAACTTTTTGCCTATTCCATCAGTTTCTATAACTTCTTCTTGTGTAGAGCAGTCTACTTCATCACTTCTTATTACTTGTATGTTTCTATAACTTCTTGATATTATCTGACTACAAAATGCGTGTTTAGAGCCATTTTTACCAAAGTCTACTCCTGTTGTTATTAAGCCTAACATAGTATCATCAGTTATATATCTTTCTCTATTATTTGCTATTAAATCAAATAATACTCCTGCATTTGCCATACGAATACCTAATATATCTCTTTTATACCATATTGAGTTCTTATCGTAAGTTTCTAATACATTTTTTAATTGTGTATCAGTAATAGCCATATTATCAAATATATTAAAGTGTTCATAGTTATAACCATAGTTAGGGTTTTCTCTTTGCCTTTTCTCATGAAAGTCTAATATTTCAGTATAATACCAATGAGCTGGTGGTTTAGGGTTTAAATCGTGGAATATCTTTCTATCACTTGACGATATAGTTCTATCCATTACTTCTTTTAAGAACTTTTGATGGCACTCGTTAGCTTCTGTTATATAAGCCATACCATAAGTATTACCTTTGATGTATTTCTCATCTCCATCTTTAGCTCCACCACTTATAAGAAGTATTTTCTCTTTACCATCTGCGCATTTTACATATAAGCAGTCTTTATTCTTGTATTTACCCTCTCTATATCTACCACTAAAATAATTAGTTATTCCATATCCATCACAGTCTATTATATTTAACTTAACATTTGCTATACTTACTCCTGCTAGTAAATGAAGTCTATCCGGATGGTTTTCTAATAGAATACAAAAACAGAGGGCATTAAGGACGTTCTTTCCGCCTCTTTTTCCGTTAACCACCCTCTGCTACATTAAACCAAGAGTTCTTACAATTGTTTAAATAATTAATTTGTTTCTTGTTAAAACTTGCATAAGGATTCATATTACCACCCCCTTTTAAAATGATAGCCGTAATAAGTTCCATTACATCTTTATTCTCCTTTAAATATTATTCTGTCTACCCAAAAGAATATTAAACCACCTATTAAGTTAGCTATTATAGTTTCTGCTAATTCATTTGTATTTAGTATATATAATACTAATGCTAGTATAGGGCTACTAGCCTCCCACCTTAACAAATATAATAAATATTTTTTAATCATCCATACTCTCCTCTGTTCTATTTTCAACAGGATTATTTATTAGCTTAGATATATTTATTATGTTATTGTTTATATCTGCTGAGCTTCCTTCATTATTTTTATTCTTTATCTCTTTATACTTTAATGCTTTGTCAAATATTACTCCATATACTGTTGCTATGTCTTTTACATTTGTAAACATATCAGGATTCTTTAACTTTTCTTCTAATGCACTTAAAGATAAATCTATGATACTTTTTTGTTTATCATAGATAGAATCCATATATTCTAATATGTCTTTAGTATTTTCTTCTTTTTTTTCTTCGACTTTTTTTACCATCTCAGAGTTTTCTTCTTTTTCAATAATTCTTTTGACACTTTTATCACTAACATTGTTCATCCTAGCTACTTCACTATAATTTTGTACATTAGTATAATCTGCAATAATTTTCTTTTTCTTCTTATCAGTTATTCTTTCAGCCATTTACATCAAACCTTTTAAATAAATTAATAATTCTATTTCGTTTTTAAACTCTAATGTTTCTTTGTATATTTTGTCATCTTCTATATAGTCATATATAACTAATTTATAACCGTTGTATTTTCTACCCTTTTTGTAAGTAGTAGTATTTATTAAAGTGTATTGGTGTTTATTACTTAATTGTAATAATAACATATTAATATACTTTTTATTCATATTTTCTCCTTATAAATACCATAGAATAGATATATTAGTAGTTTGTGGTTAATTACTCCACCATTGCCATTTTAACTAATAACCCTAATGCTCGTTTTATATCTACTCTATGCTGTTTACAAAGGTCTATTATTTTCTTTTCTTAATACTTTTATGTTTTCTTCATATTTTGTTGGTTTTAAAAATTCTCTTAAGTTTATCATTAATTCTATTCTGTCGGTTATTTCCATCTCTGTTTCTGCTATTGCATTTATTATTATATTTGTTGCAATTTCTAAACTCTTTTTATCCATAATAACCTCCAATTAATGTGTGTCAAACTAGCTATCACAAACTCACACACCAAGCCTTCGAGAAAAATGAAGAACGATAGCTTTTAAAATAATTAATCTTTTATAGTATATTCTTTTTCAAATTTTTCTTTATATTCTTCTACAAAACCTTTAGCTCTTAATTCTTCAAATCTTGGATAATCTAATTCTCTTGGTTTTACCATACCTTTTTCTACTTCTTCCTTATCTCTTTCTACTAATTGATTATTGTTAAGTCTATCGTTGAAGTCTTTTATTACTACTACTTTTACTTTTAATGGTTTCATACTATACCTCCTCTATTTTTATTTTGTATTTATACATAAAAAGTTTCTTTTTTAGTATATATACCTTGTCTTTTCTTGTGGCTGAGCTTTTAACATCTACTACTACAAGTTCATTATCTTTTTTATAAGTAAAATCTGCATAATAGCTTATACTTCTTATGGTTTCATTACCTATTTTATAACTTGGTTGTAACTCAAATTTTACTTGTCTTTTTAAATCTGTTATAAGTCCTCTTTTCTCATAGTTCTCTAATATTATGTAATAATCTCTTTCTTTTTTAGAATCAAACTTAATTCCTTTATACTCACATTTTATATTGTGATATTTCATATAATCTCTCCACATCTTTATTATACCACTTTTAAAGAAAAAAAGCAAAGTTTTACCTTTACTTATAATTTCTTCTGAATATTTTTATAAAATCTTCATCAGTTTTATTGTAATATTCACAAAATTTAGTTTGTGCTAGCTGTTTTAATTCTAAATCAAATTCTTTGTTAAAATGTACTCCCTCATCACTTAAATTATGATGTCTACCACATAACCATACTTTTAAACCATATTTCTCACTATTTTGTCTATTTCTGCCCTCAAAACAATGGTGAGAGTGGAGTCCTAATGTAGTTTTACATTTCCAACACTCTTTATTTATCTGAATTATGCTTTTCATCTTTTATCCTTGCTAATTCTAACTCTAATAGTATTATAGCTATTAAGTTTAAAATTAATAATATACACATTGTAATCATT